GATTCAGTATCACCTCTCCTTGAAGATGATGATGCACTAGAAGCATTATGGAAGAAAGAGTATTCTCTTGCTGCTGTAACTGCTGCAGATCAATTTAAGTCATATGATGATCTTAAGAAGCGTCTTGATTATGTTTTAGGTCTAGGTAAACTTCCTACTAAAGCACGTCAGTTTACTGACGAATCACTAGAGGATGAGAGTGAAGGTCGTGGATCATTTACTCCAGACTTTAAGAGTAGAGAACCTGTTGCTGCGGTAGCATCTGCTAGTGCAGATGAGGACGATGCTCTGTCGTACTTCCAGAAATTGGCTGAAGAATAATTCAGCCAGGGAAAATCGACTTTAGCTTTCAAAAAAAGGCGGCTTTTTTGCCGCCATTTTTTTTCTCCTGTAGGGTTTTCAGAAATGATTCAGTCTTATAGTTATTCATCTATTACAAAAGACCATCACAAAAATATAAGAAGAAGGTTAGATGGTTTATTTAAGAGTGGTGACTGGAATAAACATACCCCTCCTTTTCAGACATATGGCGATTTATACAAATATCCAGAATCTAAGATTTTCGTAGATACCTTCATAGACGCATGTTCTTTATATGAAGGAAGAACGCTAGAAGTCAATAATTTGGTAATGTGGTGTTATATGGATTATAGGAGTAATTATAATTATGTTAAAAAAACGGTTGGGAAGGGATTTCATAAACATAGGATGGGTGAGGGTAATCAACTATCTGGGATATATTACCTAATTAACCCTAGAAATGAAAAAACCATTTTTAGAGATTGTGAGTCTCCATCACCTAAACCTTTTACGTGGTTTATACACCCATCTCACTTAGAGCACAGGCCACCGGATATAAAATCTCTGAGGAGAAGATATATTTTAGGAGCAGATTTATTTTATTGATATAATCTGATATTTTCTCCTTCTTTAAGACTGTCATTCAAATATTGACTTGAACCTTTTCGATATGTCATTATATCTTCCATATCATCCATAATTATATTTAAATATTTTGTTTTAAGTAAGAAAATGTTTCTTTTAGCATCTTCTATTTTTTCTTCGTATTGAAGATTAGTTATTGGAGCTATACAATCTGCACTAATGATATCTTGTTGGGTTCCTAACCATTTATCAAAATAGGATAGTGTGAAATCAGAATATACTTCTCTTCCTTTTTCTAACATTACAACTCCAGTAGAATTTTTTATTTCAACTGTTTCGTAATGATGAGTACTTCCAAGTTCTGCATAAGATCCATATTTTTCTAGAACAAAGCGATCAAAATCTATTTGAGATAATGGCCACTCAGTTTGGATATTGATGATATTATTAGCTAAGAGAACTAACCAGTCTAAGTTAGAATCTTGGTAGTAATCATATGCAACATTATCAGGTCTATCATCCCCTTTAATTTGGTATTTTTCAAAACTTGTTACATCTTGAAAAATGTCAGGGCGGACTTCTCCTCTCTTAAAGAGGTTTTTTACTGTAATATAATCAGATATTTTAGCATCAGGAAGACGACTAACATAATCAAAATCAGGAAGTTGTTGGAAATAATTTGACATTTTAGTAACCTATTTCGTCTCGTCCTATTCCACCTGTTTCATAATCATCGTTAAATACTGGTTCAAGTTCAGTAAATTGCATGGAGATTTGATATGATTGCATTACACCATCACTGAATGTTGAATAATTTCCTGATGGTGTATATTGAACTCCAAATCCTTGTAATGCACATTCCTTAAATCTATTTAAGTAAGGGTGGTCTTTCTCTGGATTGGGCCCTCCTCTATACTTATATGCTAATTGGAATGTATGAGGTGATTTTAGGAATAAATTTGATTTACTTCTGATAGGTGCCATTCCTTGTTTGAAGAATCTAATAATTTTAATAACTCTTTGTGCTTCTTCCTCACTTCTTGGTGATAATTGAAAGGAAAAAGAAAATGGTCTTAATACAGGTGCATTAAAGAGCAATTCCATATTAGGATTTAAAATAGCACCTGTAGTTCTTTGTAAGAGGTTTTGGTTTCCTGATGCCATACCTGCTAACTGATTTGCAAGTGCTGTTCCTACTTCACCAGAACCAGATGCTACTCTGTCTGCTGCAGTAACTGCTGCATCAACTGCTGCTCTTCCACCTCTACGGATACCTTCTAATGCTATGTTTGCCAACTCAACATCAACTGCATTCATACTATCACCACCCCAAGATACTTGATTATTGTCTTGAATTCCTCCTGGAATGGGTAGAACTACAGTTCCTATAATATCTTTAAGAGTTCTGTCTCTTTCGCTTATTCCAAATTTTTTACCTGCACCAAAAGTAAGTTCTTTGGGGGTATATTTCATCATACTGAATTTTATAATATCTTGCGTTCTATGAATGGCTACGGGAAATACTATAGGTCTTAGTCCTCCAAAGTTTGTTCGTGTACCTGCAGCATCTGGAGGAGTTTTCTGCATATCTGCAACACTTACTGAATCTTTTCCTGAATCAGTTCCTATATTACTTTTAAAGGCATCATTAACTAATTTTCTTGTTAATTGAGGATTACCTTGACTTCCTTCAAAGTAAGAATTGATATTTGCATTTAAATCTTCTTCTGAGGAACTTATTGCTGCATCTAAAGCTTGTTTATGACCTTTCTTATTACTAAAAAATGCTTCTTCAGCAGTATTACCTTTTACATTTGTATATACACCTCCTTGACTTTTTCCTACTGTTCTATCGAACATATTACCAAGAGGACTGGCTTCTTTTATTTCAATAATTGGAGGTTTTTTACTGGTATCAGTTAACGTATAATATCTAGTAGACATCCCTTTGGGTTGCCCACTAGTCATGAATTGGGTATCTCTATTTCCAAGTATTTGATCTGTTGTGCTCATTATACAACAACTTTTTATTTATTTAGGAGGAATTTACCATACTGTAATCCCAGGAGTTCATCTAGTTCCGCATAATAGACTTTATGTAACTTTCCTACGACCTCAGCCCACGTATAATTTCTATATTGTTGCCAATGAAAGTTTAATCCTCTAAATCCCCATCGATCTAAATGAACACAAGCAATTAATGGATGTTGGTCATAAGGAATGTCTGGAGTTTTGGGTTGATAGACAAAAGTATAGAAATTTCCTGGTTCTGGATATAATACTTCTTCTTGAAAAACTTCCATAATGAGGAGCATAATATCTTCTACATCATCAGTATTTGCTTCTGAAACTAATCTTCTAAGTTTTTCTACTCTAGCAGTTGGATGGTTTTCTAGATAATCAGATTCAGGAGCCGCAACATACTGTTCAAATCCTTCTTGTGAACTTAATCCAAAATCTTCTAAATCTGCCATTATCTAATACCTAATTCTTTTTCAGTGATAATCTTGAATTCAATTCTTCTATCTTTACACCATTCTGTTGCTGCTTTCCATTTTGCTTGGTTGGTAGCATAGGTTTTGCATTCATAGATATATGATTTGGTCACTTTTTTTCTTGGTTTAGGGGGTCTAGTTTGTTTATCTGGTTTAACTTCAACCACATAGGTTTTGGTGTTACCAGTAGGTTCTTTTACTTTAATAATGAAGTCTGGAAAATATCTACGTGTTCTACCATCAGGAGCACGATAGGGGATCCAAAATTCTTCACTTCCCCACTGTAAAATGTTTTCATTTAGATCGCAGTAATTGCAAAACCGCCTTTCCCAACTGCTTCTACAAATAATATTTTTAGAATCACCTTTGTATTTCTTGGGATAGGTTGGTTTAAACCTACTTTTAATACTTTCTCCCATTATCTTATATACATAATATATAAGGTCAAATAATATTTATAAAATGCCCAGAACAAAGTCTGTATCAGACATTAAATCTAATTTATTAAGACCCGCTTTAACTTCTCATTTTGAAGTTGAAATTCCTATGCCAACTTCGGATAATTTTAGGAAGAGATTGGGTCTTAGTGATCAGGGGAAGTTGAATTTAATGTGTTCAGATGCATCTCTTCCTGGATCTAATCTAGCTACAACGGATATTAATAATGACTATACAGGTGTTAGTGAGAAGCATGTTCATAGAAGAGTATTTGATGATCGAATTGATTTAACTTTTTATGTAGATGCTGAGAATTATGTTCCTATTAGATTTTTTGAAAATTGGATAGAGTTTGCGACGAATGGAAGATTTATCAGTCCATCAGATACTGATCAACAATTATTGCAACCAAGTTATTTTTATAGAATGCAGTATCCCGATGAATATATTGCTGATCAAGGATTAATTGTTAGAAAGTTTGAAAGAGATTATAGGCAACAGTTAGAATATGAATTTGTAAGGAGTTTTCCTATAGCTATAAACTCAATGCCAGTGTCTTATGATGCTTCATCACTTCTTAAGTGTAATGTATCATTCAGTTATATTAGATATGTCATGAAAACTAATCATCCAGTTACCAGGAGAGCAGCACTGGATAGGGGAACATTGGATCCATTCCAACAATCACAGTATAATAATGGTGGATTAAATGGATTGATTGGCAATCTTGCTGATGCGGCAGTAACTTCTATAACTGGCAATAGATTTTTAGGAGATCTTGCTGGAGCAATTGTTCCAAATCTCCTATAAATAAACGTACTGAAATCTCTATAGGATATTATGCCTTTACCAAAAATTGCGACTCCAACTTACGAGTTGGAACTACCTTCGACTGGTGAAACAATTAAATACAGACCTTTTTTAGTTAAAGAGGAGAAGTTACTTGTTATTGCACTGGAAAGTGAAGATAATAAACAGATTACGAATGCTATTAAAGCAGTTCTTAAGTCTTGTGTTCTTACAAAAGGAATTAAAATAGAATTACTTCCTACTTTTGATATTGAGTATTTGTTCCTTAATATTAGAGGTAAGTCTGTTGGAGAAGAACTTGAGGTTAATATTATTTGCCCTGATGATGATGAAACTGAGGTTCCTGTAACCATTAACTTGGATGATATTGAAGTCCAAAAGGAGGAAGATCATACTAACAAAATTAAACTTGATGATAAGATTATGATGGAGATGAAGTATCCTTCATTAGAACAGTTCATTAAAAATAATTTTGATTTTAATGAGAAGAATGCAATGGATCAATCATTTGAGTTGATTTCTACTTGTATTGATAAAGTTTATACTGAGGATGAGGTATGGTCTACTGGAGATTGTACTAAGAAAGAAGTAAAAGAATTTTTGGAATCTATGAATTCATCTCAATTCCAATCAATTGAAAAGTTCTTTTCTACTATGCCTAAGTTATCTCATACTATTAAGGTTACAAATCCTAAGACAAAGGTTGAAAATGATGTAGTTCTGGAGGGTTTAGCGTCTTTTTTCGCGTAGCGATGATTCACATGTCTCTGGAGAATTATTTCCGGTTGAATTTTTCGCTAATGCAGTACCATAAATACAGCTTAACAGAGATTGAAAATATGATGCCCTGGGAACGGGATGTTTATGTGGGTCTACTTCAAGCACATCTTGAAGAAGAAGAACTAAAGCAGAAACAACGAACCGCTAATGCCGGATACTAAAAGCAAATCACAAAATTTCTTAAATAAATTCCTGGGCAGAGATGGGAAGGGTTCGTTACGTCAAAGAGTCTCTAATAATGAAAAGAAGATTAGTTTATTAAAAAATATTGTTAAAGCACCTAAAGCAATAAGTCAGGGTTTTAGGGACTTGGGTAAGTCCCCTATTGAACCTTTAGAGGATATTCATGAATCCCTGGATGAGTTGCTTGCAGTTATAAGACAAGATGCGAAGTTAGAAGATAAGAAAGCACAGCAGGAAAGATTAAAGAAAGAACAAGCGGCAAGAGATGCAAAGGAAGATAAATTAGAAAATACAAAGTGGGAAGGAATAAAAAAAGTAGGAACAAAAATTGTTAAACCTTTCCAAGGTTTATGGGATAAAATGTGGAATTTCTTGAGGAATATTCTTCTGGGAAATATTGTGATGAAAATTTTAGATTGGATTGGTGATAAGAAGAATCAAGGTAAATTAGAGAATATTTTTAAGTTTATGAAGGATTGGTGGCCTTCCTTATTAGCTGCTTATTTGTTGTTTGGTAATTCCTTTGGTAGGTTGATAGTTACATTAACTGCTAAAGTTGCTATGTGGACTGCTACTATTGTAGGTAAATTAATTCCAGCATTATCAGCAGCACTTGTTAAATTAAAGGCAAGTAAATTTGCTAGATTTTTGGGTGGAGGAAAAGGTAAAGCATTGTTAATGACGGGTGGTTTGATGATGGCAACTCCTGGATTAATAAATCGTTTTTCAGATACAGATGATGAACCAGAACCAGAAAAGAAATTAGCTACAGGGGGATTTGTATCAGGACCTTCCGGAACAGATAGGGTTCCTGCAAAATTAACTGCTGGGGAATTTGTTATGTCCACTGGTGCTGTTGAAAAATTTGGTGTAGGCACCATGGAAGCAATGAATGCTGCTGGTGGAGGAACTAATAGACCCACTGGTGGTAGATATCAAGGTGGTGGTTTGGTAGAGAAATTTAAATTAGAGTATCCAAATCTATCAACTGATCAAATTCAAGAAGTGATAGATGAGCAACAGAGGAGGATGAACCGTGCCAAAAATCTCAGAAAAGAGA